CATAAGGGCTACGGAATAATGATGATTCAGGTTTAGCAATTGCTCTAAAACCTGCGTTAATAAGTTTTTGATAACCTAAAGCAATATCTGAAGCAGAAAACATTCCAGGTAGAGAATCAAGACTTATATCAAGTGTTGGAACTTCTTGACCTTTAAGAAGAGATTCTGCTTTTTTTGCTGTAAAAATTTCTCTATCGTCAATAATTTTTCTTTGGATAGCCTTATCTGGAATAAGGTTATCAATGATTGCTTTAGAATCATTTAATATTTCGTATGCACCATTGGTTGAAACATCTGGTGTTCTATCTTTTCTTGCTATTGCTCTTTCGGCAGCAAGACGGTAGAAGTCACTGAAGTTTCCACGTTGTTGCAAATCACGCATCATATATTTAATAATGTCAGTATCTGATAAACCTGACATAATACGTCCAACAATAGGGTCATTTTTCATAACCTGTATTTGTTGTGAATATTCGCCCCAATACTTTTTGATAAGTTTAGGGTTGATGGTTGTAAGATTTGGGTTTACTGGTGTTGTTGTAAAAGATTTGCGTGATGTTCTTTCAAAGACACCTGGTTGTGTTACGTTGGCTAGTGTTAATGATGGGTCTATTTCTTGGCGTAGTGCACCACCACCGATTACATCTTCACCCATAACATCAAGTTGTTTATAAGAATATTCACCAGTATCAGAGTCAAGAACTCTTGTAGTAAACTTTTCTTTACCATAAATCTGTGGCAAAGTAGCATCGTGCATACGACCAAGAATACGAACAAAAGGCTCAAACATAGAGTTCTTAGGAATATAACCTGGGCGGATAAGAACTGCTGCAGAAAACGCACGTTCAAAAGCATCAGCACTAATAGAAAGTGTGCTTAATTTAGCCTTAATACTTCTTGGTGATAAAACACTACTATTTCTAAGTTGAGCATTTAAAACATCTTCCATAACACGCATATCAAGCATAGGAATATTAGAAGCAAGTTTAACTTTCATATTCTCATCAATAGCAGTTACTTCAGCACCTTCGGCTTCTTTAGTAACAATACCATTTTGTGTGTTTTTAATTTTTTCTCTGATGCCATCACGTTTATTAATAACGTTTTGCATAGGGGTATCAATATCAATATTGTCTACTTTTAAACCTATTTTTTCAGCAATGTCGTTAGCCATAGTTTGAACAGCATCACGTTCAATTTGTTTTAAAATAATTGTACGACTTGGTTCATCTGCAGGGGCAGCCAACCAAGTTTTAATAGCATTAGCACGAAAATCTGCATATTTTGCTTGACGCAAAATAGAAGACATTTGTAAACCTGCAGATAATTCATCAATGCTATCCGTAGGACTTAAACCTGTCATTTCAATATAATTACGTGGACGAAGACGTGTACTTGCTAAAGTTAAAACGCGAAAAGGTCTAAACTCTCCACCACCAAGAATGGTTTCATTTATTTGTTTAGAACCTTTACCAAGAAGACGTTCAGTTTTAAGAGTTGTTTTTGCTTTATTTAACTGTTCGACAAAACTAAACTTTGAAGGTGCCCAAGAAACGTTACCTCCACCAATAGAAACTTTACTATACCAATCTTGCCATTCATTAGTAAGATTACCATTACGTGCAATGATGTCATCAAGAACACTTCTTAATTGGTTGCCCTCTGCGGCATCAACAATATAATCTGGAACCAAAGGGTCTTCAGGTGTTAATTCTCTTTGTAAATTAACAGGTTGTTTAGAAAGATTAAGTGCATCTTCAAAAGAAGGAGCAGTTGCTTTAAGTCTATTAGCAGCAGCAATAGAACCAAGGTCAGCAAGAACAACATCTCTTGCTTCGTCAAGACTTTTAGTTGCGGCACCAAGTTGTGAAAGAAGACGAGGATTACTTGAACGTGCAATAACAGGGTTAGATAATAACTCTAATGGGTCATTCTTTTTATACATATCAAGAATATGAACACTGATACCGTTAGATGGAACAATTTCATCAATGTTTGCACCATTGTTTAATTGTGTTGCTATATCGTCAACACCTTTAAAAGCATCTTTTTCTAAAGCATTAATAGTTTGTTCTGTAAGAGGAGCACGTGTTAATTGTGATGCTTCACGTAAACCTTTAAAAATAAAACCTGTACCAAAACTTGTTAAATACTCTAAACCAATATCAGTTAAACCTGTAGCAAGTTGATAGTAAGGACTATCTTGTGCTGCTTGACGTTGTTTTTCATCCATAACATCATAGTCTGGATTAAGCAAAGGCATTAATTCGTAAGCCTTATCAAGGGCTTGTTGTCCACCAACTGCTTTAATTACTGGATTAGTTAAAGAGTTAAAACCTTTAAAAGTTTGTGCAAGATTATATGCCGTTGCTTCACCGTAAGAAATACGGTCAGTTGCTTTGTAGGCTTGTTTAACTTTATCAAATTCTTTACGTTGGGTGTACGCTGCGGCAAGGTTAACTGTGCCAACAGGGTCACGAACAACTGTTTCAAATGCTTTATCTGCACCTTTAATGATAGAACCAAGAGGTGAGTTAAAAACATCAGCAACTACTGGAACAACTTTTTTAGTTAAAGTGTTACCAATTGCTGCGCCGATACGGTTAGAAGTTAAAAAGTCAGTTAGAGCACCCACAAAAAATTATGCTCCTTCTGGTTTAGTTAAAGTTTCTAATAAGTCATTAAATTGGTCATCGGTCATATTAGGTGTTCTGGCTAAATCAAAAGCAACAGAACCCATAGGAAAACCTAAAACCTGAATTGCTGTATCAAAGCGTTCAGAAAACTGGCTCATCTATGCAATGCTCTTTAAGTATTGAATAAAATTACGGAAAGTGTTAGAGGCAGATGGGTCATTAGCCATTTGCTCAAGGGAAGGTAAATACTGTACAAGACGTTGATTGTCTGCTTGTAATTGTTTATTAAAAGTTTGGTCAGGACTTGGACCAAGTGCATCCATACCTGGACCTGCACCCATCCCTGCACCAGCAGTAACTGGTTCATCGGGACGTGCAGAAGGTTCATTTAAACCAACAACGGGTTGTGAGGCTGCGGCTGATGCGAGGCCCGAAGGCATACCTGATTGTTCAATACTCGGAGCCGCAGCCAAAGGAGCAGATTGTTGCGTTTGCATCAATGCTTGTCCTTCTCCATAAGGGAGACCTGGAACGTACTTGGCTGCTTGTGTAGCGTCACCGCTTTGACCATTACCACCACGACCATTAACATTCATAGGATTGTTTTGTGGTGCGGTTGGTCTGTTTCCACCTCTTGCCATTATTTATACGTCCTTAAATTAATTGTTTACTTACCAGCGCGTTTTGGTGCTTTACCACCACGTGTACCAGATGGTTGTGCAGAGAACATAATCTTTGACATACCTGGTTTTGCAGCCTTTGGAACACCAGATTTTTTAACTGGTTGTTCGTATGCTTTTCCAGCAGAACCTTGGTTTGCTGGCTTCTTGCCGCCACTAAATGACTTCATTCTTTTTCCTTTTTAGCCCGCAGGGACCATTCTTGTCACACTAGAAGATAGTGTGGGTTTGCCAGAACCGGTTAACCCGGCCAGCAAATACTGTATTGGTGGTCTTCCACCTTGTCCTACTTGTCCTGGCACCACACCACGTGGACCACCAGTTGCTGCACTTAATCCTGAAGCACCACCGGAGGGAGCCTCACCTGCGGAACCGGGGACGGGTTGTTCCATACCAGGGGCTGCAGCCTCAGCAGAAGGTGGCGGTGCTTGAGGGGCAAACGCTTCCGCGATTACCTGCTCTATAGGTTGACCTTTTTGTCTACCCGCTATTACCGTTGCAATACGACTTAATATTTCACCAGGGTCTTGACCCTGTGTTGCAAGAGATGGAATTGCTTGAGCGTATCCACTTATTGCTGCAACAAGTGAGTCACGCAGTTTTTCAATTTCAATCTTTTGTTCTTCCATTGTTACATTTATTTCCCAAGGCATCTGACGGCGGAGGAAGTCGCGGGAAATTAATTGGTCTCCGCGCGCTTGGAGTCCGAATACCAAAGCCTGGTTGGGGTTTAATCCGGCCATCAGTCCATAGGTGATGTCAACTGTGTAATCCCCATCAATGTCTTTTTTAGGGATATAGGTGACTTCATACGGTGCGCCAGCATCTACGCCGCGAACCGTCTTTTCGATATTACCGAAAAGTTTTTCGTCCATTTCAAAGCAAAGTTCAAATACTTGTTTTAATGCTTCAGCCAAAACTTGTTGTGCTGTTTTAACTTGTGTATCAAATCCACCCATAAGGGCTTCAACACCACGACCAGTAACAATAGAACCTTGGCTTACACCTTGTCTGCCTTCAGGGTAACGTGCACCCATACGCATTTCTTGGTCAAGTATTGCTGATTCAGTAAATAATCCAGGGGGCACATTTAAATCAACACGTCTAATCTTTTCAGGAGATGCAGAACGTATAGTTGCGTCAGGTCCCATTTCAAGGACGTTAACATCTGCTGGCAGCGCAAATGGTGCTTGAACAGATTTTTGTGCCGCCTCAAGTTGCAAAGTAGCAAAACGGGCACGTGCGACTTGTACCCATAGAACATCATCAAACTGGCCGCGTTGTTGCTCATCAGAGTCAACACCTGGACGTACAGCGAAAACAACATTAAGTTTACCAAGAGGATTCTTAGCGCGTTGTAGAATGTAGTTTGCGCGTTCAGGTAGGAAAAGAACTGTTTCATCTTTGTCCATATAGCGCACAAGTTGTATTGGGCGCATAGAACCACGTTGCTCAAACTTACCAAGGATTACGGATTCGTATTCTGGGAAATCGTTAACTAAATCTTGTGCGGCTTTAATGTAAAGTTTTGTGTAAGACAACAAACGACCAAAGCGGTCAAACTCAGGATAAGAGTTAATAGGGTTGTCTATACGGATACGTGGGGCATTGTTTTCGTAATCTGCTTCAACAATGAAAGGTAAGGCACCAAAAGTAATATATCTATCGGCACCGGTAAACATTTCAACTTGTAGTCGTGAAGTGTCTCGGTAGCCGGCAGCAATCATTGTTCTCTTGTCGGCACGGGTACGTGCACGGTCAGATACAGCGTTAGTTGCTGAACAGTTAATAGCAGGCAGTGGTGCAATTACTTCAGCGA